ACTTGACCTCGATAAACCGCTGGTACGTCAGGTTGAAGTGCTGAATGAAGATGGCTTGGACTTCAGGCGGATACCGCTCAAACTCATCCGTCTTCATAAAGTTGCCGTGCGTACCAACCATGGCTTGCCAGTTCTCGTAGTCGAGTGGCTGCCACGGAGCATCGTTCAGCTGCTGTTCTAGCTGCTGCTCCTCCTGCTGGAGTTGCTGCATGATCTTCTGAGGATCGTCAGGCTGACCATCCCCGTCTAGATCGACAGGCTGGCCGGAGGCGAGGGTGTGCATAACTTCAGCGGCCTGCTGCTGGAACTGCTGCATCTGCTGCTGAGCCTGCTGGAGGGCACCCGGATTGATCGGAGTACCACGAAGCATCTTGTCATGCTCCCTGTACGCCATATCTTCATCCTGGGCGACATCAGCTTGAACACCCTTGAGGTCGGTAAGGTCGAGTTCACGGAGCGCCGTAGCCGGGTCGATGACCTGCGCCTGGAGCAACTCCATAATGGCATCATGCTTACCCTGCCTGGTACGCGGGAGGCCGGTTCCGTACCGAGCCTTGAAGACGAAGCCTCCGTCAATGTCAGACGCCTCGAACTTCTTGACCTGAACAGACCCACCGGCTCCACGAATACGCATCAAGCGAGGCTCGTCATAGAACTGCTTGGCGAGGGACGCCATAATGGTGCCCGCACGTGCGAGAGCATCCTCGATACCCATGATGACCGAGCTAACCTGGTCAGCGGTAGCTTCCTGCATAGCTTCCAGCAGGCCACCACCATCGGCACGGGCCGGGATCTGATCCCTCTGAGAGGGAATCCGGTTGAACACCCGATCAATACGCTGCTGTAGATCCTGAAGGGTGACTAGAAGGGACTGAGGTACGTCCGGCATCGCGCGCCACTGGGGAGCAACCCCGCCTACAGGGTTATACTGAATGACTGCCCCAGGCTCTGACGTCAACTTGGTTCGTAGAGACCCAATTGGTGCCAACAGCTGCGGACGCATCACAATATTCTGATGCTCCACGATCATCGAGAGCTTCTTATTCAGCGTCTTCTGGAGCGGGCGAGCCTCGTTGACTATCGGATCGTCATACGGAGAGTCAGGACGATAGATGCCCGGAAACTTCACCAAGGGGAGGAGACGGTGGCGCCACGGCCACGGCAGGTCCTGAAGGATCGTGTCCGGGCCTTCAATCCACGCCACATACCGACCCTTTGGAAGGGAAGGATTAGGGCGGATATACATAACGTATACCTCGCGCACGGTAGCAACCGGCTTCTTCTCCTCAACCTGCGCGAACGCAAGGGGGGTATCAGACGATTTCATCGCACTCGGGGTGACCGTCTTGCCAAATCGGGCCTTGATCTCGTCAGGATCCATCGTGTGGCGACAAATCGCCCACTTAGCGTCCTCAAAGGCGGACGCCGATGGATCGAGCAACACATTCTCGCCCATCATCACTTTGACACTGATCTCACCTAGGTAGACCGTCTTCTTTATTTGCGCCATCAGCTGAGCGGGATCCGCCCCCTGCTGCTGCGCCATCTGCTGAACTTCGTCAATAAAGACTTCTGCCAGCTCTTCGTCCAAGATCGGCTGTCCCTGGGGGTCCATAGTGAACTCCATCGGGATCCCAGCGAGCGCATCCCAGCCCATGAGCCAGTACCCACACGACAGGCCAGCCTCAGTGAGGGCAGCAGCAGACTTAGAGTTCAGATTCAAGTCTTCATACAATGACTCGAACAAGGAAGACGCCATCTGGGCGGCTTTCACGTCGGTATCGCCGGTGGAGTTTGGCTCCGCAAAGATCGTCGGCCGAGTCTTCAAGAGCTGGGCGACATAAGCTGCCAGCCCAGGCTTGATCTGATTCGACTGGAGGCGAACCTTCCACGTCGGGCCAGCGTCGGTAGGCAGAGCTTCAACCCGAAGCATGTTCGAGTTCCAGAACGCCCACTGATTGCCGTTGTAATACTCCCGGTTGAGAGCCCACTCCCGCTTCAGCACTCCACGGAGAGATTCGGTTTCCCGCCGCTTGGTAGCAAGACAGCCAGCGTCCACGAGGTCTTTCAGGCCGAGGTAGCCGCTCTTAGGATCAGCCACAGGATCAGCTGTCGGTGTGGTGGCATATGCCATAAGACCTCCCTTCTACCTACGGAACTAGTGTGATATGGGTATTCATTGCACCGACAGTCTGGAGAGCAGCCTGCGCCGCCTCGGTTCCAACCGGTCCGGTGCCGTAGTAGCCCGCGTTAGCAGCCGCCTGGATCTCCTCCTCCAAGTCAGATGCGTATAGCTTGTCCATCGGGTCTTCAATCGGAGCAAAGTGGGGATCCGGGAGACCGCTACGGGTAAATCCGGGCACCTTGATGTCCCCAGCGAGCTGACGGCGAAGATCATCAATCATGTCGGCCATGACGAGGATAGTCTGATCCTTTGCAGCGATCACTTCCGACTTCGCCTTACAGGCGTTACAAGCAGGCATAACCAAGCCTACGCAGCCGACGCTTGATTGCCCGAGTGCTCAGGTCAGGATGTGCCTTGCGAAACTCGTACTCTGCACTCTCGGCTACTGCTTGGTTGAAGACTTCAATTGGCTTGTAATCACCCATAAATCTCAGAACTCCCAAGTTCGTGGTCGTAGATAAGGGTCTGTCGAAGCTCTTTGATCTGCAAAGCAGCCTCCTCCGACTCATTCTTCGGAGCCTTACGGTCAGGGGTGTCAAGCATCGGCAGGATCACGCCGGCAACACCAAGGGCGATCTCAACGGAATCCAGGACATCATCCCGGTTCTTCTTCTGCTTGGCGTTATACGACACCCACTGGTCAATAAACTTGATGTGGGTCTTGTGAATACGGATTTTGCCGATCTTGAACAGTGGCGCCATCGAGATAAGGCGCTCCGTCTTCGATCCTTTAGAGAACACCGGAACCACAGCGGGGAAACCTTGTAGCCTGTTAGCCTGCTGGACTAGCACTCTCTGGTAGGCGTTCGCCTCAATGCCGATCATGTCCGGCTTCCAGGTCATCTGCCATTCACGCAGCTTGTCCACCTGCTCCGGGAACTGGATAGCACCCGCCCAATAGTCCAATAGGAACGCTTGGGTGAAATCTTCGGTGATCCCGATACAGGAGATAGCAAACTCATCGTCAGACTCGCCGGTAGAGGAGTCAACTCCCAAGAACTTGTGGAGACGAATCATCCCCTTGTCGTCCTTCGGAAGCTCGACCTCACCAATCTCGGCCTTACCAGTGGTGTAGTAATGCAGCCAGTCACCGGATAGTGTGAGGCCGGACATCGCATCAAAGCTCGCCATATACTCCTGCGCGAACAGTGCCGGGTGCATCGTCTGCTTCGCATAGATCCATTCTTCCTTGTGAAAGTTGGCCCGATCAATGCTGGTATACTCAACCCGAAACTGGTGAGGATCGTCCAGGGCTTCACCACTGAAGAACTTGTCCCAATACCAGTTCTTGCCAAATGGGGTAGTCGTAAAGATGGCCAATCCGATCTTGTCGGATAGAGCTGGCCTGGATACGTCGAAGGCGTCTGCACTAGTAATGAAGGCGGACTCATCAACCCAGAGCATGTCCAATCCCGCCCCACGAAGGGACTGAGGATCGTCGGCGGTGCGGAAGTGGATGAAAGAGCCGTTCTCAAACTCAATCGTCTTTTCTGTCTTGTTCCACTTGTAGTCTTTGTCTTTTACGAGACCGGCCTTATTCAGCACCATCTGGAACGCTGTGCGAGGCGCTCTACCAACCTCATGGTCCTTCGTCAAAACCCAGACGTAGAGAGGATCGTTAGAATCAACCGTATGAGCGTCACGGTGAAACTCGCGGGGGAATAGACAGTAGAACAGCACTTCCCAAGCGGCTGACAACGTTTTTCCGCCTCGCCGGCCTGCCACCAAATGGCGAAACCGGCACAGGCGACCATTGTAGTCAGCGGAGTGGAATGCGGCTTGCCAAGGGATCGGTGTGTAACCGTGGGATACAAACCACCACAATTTCACCGGAAACAAGGAGCTAAAGGCGGTGAACGCCTCTTTGGCTACGTCGGTGGCCCGGTCACTACCGCCGGCCAGCACCGAACGTAGCGAACGCATCTAGGTAGGGACGACGGTGAGCGCGCTGCCGGTGAAGGTAACCGAGCACCCGGAAGCGTCAGCCGTTCGCATCAACGTTTCCAACTGGTGATGATTCAGAGGGCCGGATAGAGATAACCCCTTAGTCACCAGAGCGTTATCCAGATTGGTCCTCTTTTGGTTATTAGCCATTCTTCCTCTCCTTCTGACACCTGAGGCACTCGCACCGGGGAGCGTGACCCTGCGAGAAGGGCTGACGAACTCCGGCGTTAGTGCCGTTCTGGACGGACACGGATAGGGCCATCTGGCCTCCTCTGGTCTTTAGGGTGGTGATGGAGGGCGGCGTCGCTCTGACCGGCCATGTGCTCTGAAAGCTGCCGCGGAGTCCCGCCCATATTGAAATCCTCCCTTGGTGAGGGGTGAAGACACTCCCCGCTAGAGAGGAAAAATGAAAGATCGACTGCTCCAACTAAGCCTGGCCGCCCACGAACAAGGAATTACCCGCGGAACCTTGGTTCCCGCCGAACGATTCGAGTTCATGTCCCTGCCAATGGTCCGTATTGGCGGGATTCCGGTGTTCGACGGGCTGAGGATGACCGCCGATCAGATTTGGGAGACTGAAGAGCGCCTAGAGAGGATCACCGGCAGAGCCGAACAGGGATCCGTCAAAGAGGCTGTATCCGCCTATATGGAGGCATACGGACGGTTTGGGTTGCGCGTACAAGATGTTGTAGAGGCAATCGACGCCTCTAAACCAATCGTCCTCCGCTATCTGCGCCAGATGGTGGAAGTCGGGACAGTCAGGGTCAAAGAGGAGAAGACCCGCGGAAATGGGTCCCCGCGTAAACGCTACATCTGGATGGGCAACGAACTGGCCTTCGGAGGGGAAGTGGTGCTCACCGGACTTGGAACCGGAGGAGTCCACGTCAAGAACGATGACTGGTGGAGAAAAGGGGATGGATCGGGCATCATCCACCACGGCACCAGCCAGGGAGAGTTCTCCGGCTGTAAATGCCATCGATGTAGCGGCTGCATCGCCGAAGGGCTGGTAGCGGAGGCTGTGAGTGAGGCGAGACAAGCCGGAGAGACCGGATTTGCAGAGCTGATTCGTGGCTGACCTCGACTGTGTCTGGATCCCGGAAGCAATTAGGACGATCGAAGGAAACTCGGATCACTCCGCCATCCAAATCAAGCTCGTCAGCAAAGGAGTCGAAGTCCGCTGCGCCTCCTGCAATAAGAGCTGGGGGCTCCTCATCAACGATATAAACGTTCTTCTCATCGGATATTCCGGCGACAGCCCTGCCGCGAAAAGCCCTTTTCAAGTGGCTCTGGTCACCTTCCTCGCCCAGATCATGGAATCGGAGTGCTGGGGGCTCCCCCGCCTCCAATTGCTGGCGGAGTACCTGACTCAGCGCCTGGTGACAGCTGGCGAAATGGGAATCTCCTGGGACCAACTGATCCGAGAAATCGTGGTGAGCAACAAGGCTCCGGGCGGAAACGTCGAACGGACAGTCCGCAGCCTCGGGTTCGAGGAAACCGGCGCCGGCATCCGCCTGCCTGAAGGACATCCTCTAAGGGAGTGGTGACAATGCCCAAAGGAATCGCCAAGACCGATCTAGAAAAGGAGGTCGAACAGATCCTCGCCCGGATCCACAAGGACCTAGACCGACTGCGAGAGATTTCGGCAGCAGCGGCTGACGATCATCGGCGCCTCACCAAGCTCCGAGCCTACTGGTCAACACCTGCTCCAGTCCATATAGAGGCACATTGGGATAAAAATGAGGACCTGAAGCGGTACCAGCGCCCCACCGGGGTATAGAGTAGACACTGTTGACTACCTCCCAGCCCTCTGCTAGAGTCAAACGGAGATGACACTCCCCCCCGAAGGATACAAGGAGTACCCTGTTGGCGGTAGTGCTGTATACCCTACTTAGGGGAGGGATGCTAAGATAGCCCCAGTGTCTACACCAGTGAACCCTGTCGAAATCTTTGCGGGCTACCAGAATCGCCTGGAACGCCGGAAGGTGAAACCAGCCTCCATCAGGGAGTACCGGATAGTCACCACCACATTCATAGGGTGGATGGCGACCGAAGGCAAGACGATGGAGGAGATTCGGCGCACCGATATAGAGGACTTCATGGCGGACACCGGATGGAGCCCTTCAACCCAATGGGCGAGGCTCACGTGGCTCCGTGCCCCCTGGAAGTACGCCAAATACGAGCTGGAAGTCCTCGATCGGACCCCATTCGAGGGAATGGAGGTCGAATTAGCCCCGATCCCGTCGAGAGAGCCAAAAGTGATCTCGAACGCCGATTTGAGGGAAATCAAGGCCGGAATCAAGTCGGATCGGCACTGGGTTCTGTTCCATTTACTCGCATACACCGGAATGCGGCTGATGGAGGTCAGAGGACTCCTATGGGAGGGTGTCTCCCGCAAGAATCAGACGCTCCACATCATCGGGAAAGGCGACAAAGAGCGGACAATCCCGCTTCACCCCGCCCTACAAGAGGCTTTGGGGTCCCTGACGATGTTCAAGAGTGGGTCTGCGTACGTCCTACCAGGCCAAGCAGGCGGGATGCTGACGCACGGAGGCGGATGGAAGGTGGTAAAGACGATGGCAGCCGGCTTCGAGGTGTCGGCGCACGACTTTCGACGGTCTTTCGCCAGCTCAATGCACGATAACGAGGCGAAAGAGGCTGCAACCCGGCAAATTCTGGGCCATCCCGCCCATGGAGACGCTCATGCGGCGTACCACCGGATCTCCCAGCGGTATTTGTACCGGGAAATCCTGAAAGTCTACGCCGACGACCCTATCTAGACAGAAAGACCGAAATGAAAGACTTTTTTGGCTGGCTCATCGGAGTTGTGGTATTCACCCTGGTTATCTGGGTGATCATCTCCGCCACAGGAGGGGCACCCTGCCCTAGTGGACAGAATAACTCGGCTGGCTGGGCGAGCGGATGCTAAGGATTTTCCGATTCGCAATGACCGGCCAGTGGAACAAGAGTTCGCAGAACCAGGAAATCCCCGGCTTGAAACCCTGGTATGTGTGGGGAATCGACGAAAACGATGCCAGGCGCCGCAGCCGAGAGATGCTCGACCATCTCGCCGCCCGCAAATCGAAAAAATAGGTTGATTCCTTCAGGACTGCTTCGCAGCCCTTCAGGAACCGCCCGGCTGTTCCTTCAACTTCCCCGCCTAGAGTGTGGAGACTGAGGAGCCCATAATCGAGGAGCGGCCTAAAGGGCCGCACTCATCTTCACTAATAAGGCTCCGAAGGACTAATGAAGAATGCTCCGCGTTGCTCCGCATTCTTCAGTAAGTAAGCGAAATTCAATATATTCCTCCACGTTTATTAGTTAGGGGGGTAAATCCCCTGCAAATGGGCACTTTTTCTTTTTAGGGAAATCTAGGGCGGGGAATCTCTGTTTGGGGTATGCGTCACCTCTTTTGCCTTGTTCTTCTCTCACGGGCGCGAAGGGGGGCTCGGCCACGCGCGCAGGCACGCGGGCGCGGATCCGCGGGGGTGACGATCGGCGCCGCGCGATCGAGCGCAGCGCGGGACGGATGGTCGTGGCAGCAGGGCGGGCTGACCCACACCCGCACACTCACACTCATGCACGCAATGGCCCTCCCACTGGCACTAGCAGCACGCGCAGCGTGGCCCATGCATGGGCACACCCATGAGTGGGCAGTGGCGGGCATGGGCACAGCATGGGTGGACAGTGCATGGCAGTGCGAACACCTGTTCGTTAGTAGTAACTACTCGACCTTTTCCACTTGGTTGACACTGCCCCGCAGTGCTGCTAGGCTGTGCCCAGGATCGAGTGAGGGACAGGGTAAGCAAGCCCACCACACTCCACACCGGGGGAGCCGGCACCCAAGCTTAGAGAGGCTTGAGAGAGGGAGTAGCGGGACACCACCCCCGTTTCCCTCCGATGAGATAGGCAGTAGCACGGGAGCGGTATCAACTCCGGTGCAGGGATAGTCCCCGGCCGCCAGTACGGCGCGACGGATCACCTACCTGCATCCGATCATCCGCCAGTGTGAAGGACAAGCGCCTATCGAATAGACTTAGAAGCGGTGCGGCAACGCACCGGGGACGGCAGGTAGTCGGCCGAGAGAAAAAACCATCCGAGACGGATGCAAGGGACGAAGGAAGTATCCCAGAGTCACGCCGGATTGATTCTCTCTAAGTGCTTAGATTGCCTGCCGTCCCTCTAAGCCCTTAAGGTTTGCCTTTGACTCCCTCTCATTACACGCGGACTTGATTCCGGGGCAGAGAGGTTGAGCGGGCACGGCAGTCTGACTGCCGACATTGTGAGCGGGTGTGACATCCGGTATGAGAGGCGCTGAACACTAGGCGACCTGGCTCTGCCCTCACCCGCTCGCAAGAAACATTGAACCGGTCCGTCGTGCCAACAGGGCGGCTACGCCCCAGGCATGACCCAACCATCGGCAGTCATAGAGCTGGTGAGCGGTCAACCCTTATCCCTACGCTCGAAAGGAGCGCACAATGGAGATCAAGCGACACACGGGTATTGCAGGTCAGTACTCCCTTTCGACAAAGACTGAGCATGGAACGCTGACCTTTGTTGGCAGCGAATATGGTGGCCCGGTAGTTATGGTGTCTCCCTCTGGCGCTCAGACGTTTGTGTCTGATCCCGGTCGTTTCGGTGATTTCGGCAAGCCATGGGTTCAGCGCTTCATGGAGTCTGCATAGTTCCACATAACCCGATTGTAGCCGAGAGGGCGCAGGATCGAATCCTGCATCGGGTTTTATGAACATAACCGAAGCGCCCATAGTGCCGATGACGCACGCAAGCGGGACGGATACGGGGACGCTGAGAAGCGGACGCGCACACTAACTACATGATTCAACCACTACCGGAGGTAAAATCATGTCTCTGGGG